AGAGTTCTTAAAATTCTTAAAGAAAAACAGAGTTAAGATTATCTCTAAAGAGATGCAAGGTCCTGGTGGCGGAACTCCAGTTATTACAATACAAGGCTCTAGAAAAGACCTTGAAAACGTATTAGCTGATGACGAATATGGATGGGATGATCCAGATCTAGCAGAATACATTGAAGAATCAGTTGAGACTGAAGTTAATGAAGCTCGTTCGATCAATAAAATCCAAAAGGATTGGAATGCAGTTAGCCAAGAGATGAAAGAAGTCGTTAAGTCTTGGAAGTCTGCCGAAGGCGCTGAAAAAGAAGCACACCTTGAAAAGCTAAAGGGTCTAACTGCTAAGAAGAAAGAGCTTGAAAAAGAACTTGACAAAGCAGTTAAAGGTAAAGACAGAAACGCTGAACTTGCTGCTTCTGAATCTTTACTAGAAGGTGGTATGTCAGAGATTGATATCATTGCTCAAAACGCAAGAAACTTCAAAGAATTTATGAAGGAAGTTATTGCTGATTTCAAACTAGAAGATACAAAAGAACTAAGAGATTGGCTGGAAACAGTTTACGCTCCTTACAAGTAATGAAACACTTCGAAACATTTGAAAGCTTTCAAAATAGCGCCTCAGTTGATGAGGGGCTATTTAGCTTTTTAGGTAGACTGTTCAGTAATCCTAAGAAGAAAAGAGAGCTAGACAAGTTGGCTGCCAAGCTAACTCAAACTAGAATCGAGATTGGTACCCTAAAACTTGACGGTGATCCAATCGAAGAGCTTGAAAATGAGCTTGAAGACAAGTCTTTCGATTACAAACCATCGAGAGGCTTCAACAATAACAAGAACGATGTTCACCAGACCAAGATCGATATCCTACAAGAACTTGAGGAAGAGATCATTGATCAAATGGATGAAATCGGCCGTGAAAACGATGCTCTTGATAAGTATGTGAGCAAAGTCAAACTAGAATCTAGAATGGCTTCAACGCAACATCTAATGCGTCATGCTGAAGGTGCAGTTGCCAAAGTAATGGCTAAGCTGTACAAAAAGGACGCTAAAGGCGCTAAGGACTTTGAAAAGCAAATGTACAAAGCAGCCAACGAACAGTTTCAAATCGAAGAAGCATCTAAAAGAGAATGGAACGATAAGCGTAGAGGTCCTCACCCTTACGATTCTGGTTTGTCTGACAAAGAGCAAGAAGAGAAAGAAGCTCAAATGAAAAAGCAAGCTGAAATGTCTGACGACAATGCAGATGCTTACAAAGAAATGCCAGGTGACGAAGAAGCTAGAAAGAAGGGCAAAGTTAAAACATCTAAGCATGTTAAAAGATATCATGACCTTTACGGTGAATCTGTTGTAAACGAAAAGGCTGAAGGTGACAGAAGCCCAATCGATAACGATGCCATTGAGTCTGCTCTAAAAAAGAAGTCTGAAGAAACAGGTGTTTCGATCGAACTTCTTAGAATCGTGATGAGACGCGGTATGGCCGCTTGGAAAACTGGTCACAGACCCGGGGCTGGTCAAGAACAGTGGGGTTACGCAAGGGTAAACTCATTTTTGACAAAGCAAAAAGGTACATGGGGCGGTGCTGATAAAGATGTTGCTGCTGAAGTAGGTGATATCAAAGAATCACTTAACGAATCACTAACAGGTATCTTGACTGCGCTGGCATCAGTGGGTGTTGGAGTGCTAATTCAATACTATGCGCCTGCTGTAATCGATGGGTTAGAAGACATTTATAAAACTGTAAAGTCTTACATTGCACCAACTGAATGGGACAAGGTACTCAGAGCACTTGGTAAAGATGAAGCTCTTAACAAGAAAGTTCTTCAAATGATTGAAGAAGATAAGTTTAGAATTGTACATCGACAAAAGAGAGCAGCTCTAATTGAAGAGCTTCCAGAATTCAAAGCTTTTGTTGAAAAGAATGGTATTGACGAACGTGTGGCTCATAGCATTGCTGTTCAAATGGAAAGAACTATCTGGAATCACCAGGAGTGGATTACTGATAAGATCAAAAAGAAGTTTAATATTGAAGAGTCTCTAATCAACGAAGCTGAAGAGACTTACAATGACTATCCTGCAGCTGCTAAGGCAAACGCTAAGAAAGCAATCGAATGGAAAGAGAAGTACGGCCGTGACGAAGTTACCGGTGGTACTGAAGTTGGTTGGGCTAGAGCTCACCAATTAGCTAAAGGTGAATCACTATCAGCTGATGTAGTTTCTAGAATGGCTCAATTCAATAGACACAGAAAGAATTCTGAAGTTGCTGCCGAATTTAAGGATACTCCTTGGAAAGATAGAGGCTATATTGCATGGTTGATCTGGGGTGGTACTGAAGGCGTTGATTGGGCTATTGCTAAAATGGAAGAAATCAAAGAGGCTTACAATATCAATAAGTACTCACCATTGTCTTATGCTAAGCAGATTGCATCAGGCGCAATGACTATGCAAGACGCAATGGAAGAAACAGGTCTACCATTTACAGAGCTAATGAAGCTTGTAAAGAAGATTGACAAAAACTTCAAAATCAATTTTGAATCAAAAGATATGAAACACTTCAAAACATTTGAATCATTTGTTAACGAAGGCAGCCACAAAGAGGCTGAGAAGATTGCAGATCAAATCACTGATCAGATTCAGGATATGATTAACAACGACGAAGAGGTTGATGGTGCATATTACTTGGTGAAAGATTACTTTGAAGGAGATACTCGCAACCCGCTTTTTAATATGGTAGTTGACCTAGTTGATAAGTGGATGAAAAAGAATAAAATCTAACATGAAACACTTCAAAACATTTGAATCGTTTATTAACGAATCGTACAAAGTGGACAAGAAGGACTTCGATAAAGTTGTCGCGGCCGTAAAGAAAGCAAACCAACCTGCAACTGTAATGTTTGTTCCTAAATGGAATGAGATTGAAATTCTAGTGGGCATGGATGCACCTGACCGAATTAGCGATGCAATTTCAGATGAACTTTATAAACTAGGTGATCTTGGTAGAAGAGTTTCAATAGCGGGCGATTCTTCAAGCTATTCTAGAAGAGAGTACGAAGCTATTGAAAAAATCAGTGGTGGTCACAGAGACTATTAAGCATAAAATGTGCTGATATATACTTAATAACAAATAAAAACCATACACATCATGGCAAAATTAAAAACATTTGAAGAGTATATCGCTTCTATGGACTCTGCTGAAGAGATCGAGAAGGATATCGTTGCTATGGGTGAGCCTGAAGAGGCTGAAGGTGGTGAAGAAGTAATTTCTGACGATCAACCTGAAGCTGAAGCACCAAAGAAGTCCGAGGACGAAGGTGCTGGTGAAGAAGCTGAAGAGATGGAATCTGATGCTGAAGAGGTACACTCAGAAGAAGACAAAGAAACGGAAGAAGGCGATCAAGAGATGCCCGAAGACGAGGGCGAAGAAGGCGCTGTTGAAGTAGCTGAAGCCGAAGAAAAAGAGGAGGACGACGAGGTCGAAACCCAAATTGCAGACGACGAAGAGGAAGGGGGTGATGACGCAGAAGCTGAGGGTGATAAATCCGAAGAGGACGCTGAAGACACCGACGAAGAGGACGAAGATGAAGATGAGGACGAAGAGTCTGAAGAAGCTGAAGCTAAAGCAACTGTCGAAGAGATGGTTAAAGAACTTTACGAAAGAGTAAAGGAAGAAGCTAAGGTTTGGGAAGAAGACGCACACGATACTCACACTATCGAGTCTTACCTAAAGGAAAACTGCGCTCTTCACGCTTCTATGGCTACCGAGGCTCTAAAGTCTTGCAAAGAAGATATTACACAAGAACAATATGAATCGGCTTGTAATGGCCTAAAAGAAGCTTATTCTAAGAAGATCGATGAGATGATCGAATCTTGGAATGCTGAGGGCGAGACAATCTAATCTCCAAATAATAAACTTTTTAAGAAGGTCTGCGTATAATACACGCAGACCTTTTATTTTTTAGTATGCCCAAGATATCAATTGATAACGTTTACATGAAGATTGCTTACGAAGTGGCTGAGCTGAGTTATGCTCAACGTCGTAAGGTTGGATGCGTGATTGTTAAAGATCATCAGATCGTTTCTTTCGGTTACAACGGCACTCCAGGTGGTTTTGATAACTCCTGTGAGCACGAACATGTTCATATTATAGAAGTTGAAGGCGGATACGCAAGTGCGCCAGATGCCATTAAAGTACTAGAGGATGATGGTTACTTCTGTAATCCAAATGGCGTTTGTGGCAAGATATCACACGAAACTAGAAGAGAAGTACTGCACGCGGAATCAAACGCGATTACAAAGATTGCTAAGTCAACCCTAAGCTCAGATGGAGCTGATCTATACACAACCACAACACCTTGCTTTGAATGTTCTAAATTGATCATTCAATCAGGTATCAAACGGGTATTCTTCACTGAAGATTACCGAGATATGTCAGGCCAAGATCTATTGAAGCAAGCGGGTATTGAAGTAATTCACATTCAACTATAATTAAATGGGTTTCAACAAAGTAATCTTACAAGAACCAAGAACACTATTAGCAGAGTATAAGGCTAAAGGTCTACGTCAATTCATCTCGAGATATTCGAATTATGATGCGATCATGGGACCTTCTGAATCGGTAACATTTCTAAACACAATCTTCGATTTCAAAGATGAATCCTCTGAAGAAGTTATCAGCGATTTTGTTAAAGCCTTCGAAACAGAACTTGAAGCCCAATAATATGAGTACAGTTATGGCAGAAAAGAAGACTAAACGATACCAATGGATCAAAAGTGAGCGCATGGGCGACGTTGTCGAGGTGGCTGAAAACCAACCTGACAAAAAGTGGTTACACTTCACAGATGGTTCCAGAATCAATCCTTCTTTGATCAAAGAATTTTTGACTGAAGTTGCACACGACAATCAGATCATGAACTTTCCAGATCTGGATGCACCTCAAACAGGTCCAGTCCAAGATCAAACACCTACGGTTGCGACTAACACGTCAAGCCCAGTAATAACACAACCAACCAACACTCCAACCCCAACACCTATGGGTGCAATGATCATGAAAATGAGCAAGAAGAATGTGGTTGAAGTACCAGTTGCAATGAACATCAATATTCCAAGTCCAGAGCTGTATGCGATGTTAGCGGCTAATATGGAAGATGATGATCTTAAAGAAGAAATCATGGGGGTTGCTCTTGCCCAGATTGAGATAAATAAACTTCAAGAGTATGTTAAAGAACAAATCACTAATTTTCTAAACACTTATTATGAGTAATCGTCGTTTCCGCCGTGGTCAGCTTCGTATGATGCAGACACTTCGAATCAAAAACATGTTCAGTCGCTTTAGCGAAGTTGGTATCTTATGGTACAACAAGTCACAGCAAGAGGGTAAAGCTCTTTATGAGAAGAATCGTAAGGCAACTGAAGACTCGATCTTTGAGCAACTGCAAACTATTGAAGATAGCAAGAAAGAGCACTTTTTGTCTTTGGGCTATTCAGAAGCCAAAGTTGAATTGATGTTAGAAGCATGGAGAATTGGTGCGGTAAAGAATAAGGAAACTTACCGCCAAGATAAAAAAGAAGCGCAGCGTCTACTTCGCGAGGCAGCTGCCATGAAATAAAGCATCATGCAGAGAATTCTGTTAGAGATCGCAGACAACGGTATCATAAAGACCGTGACTGACGATAACATTAACGCAGCCGGTGAAAAGTTTGAATCCAAAGTGGTTTATGACTTGGAGAACGGAGACGTTGTGTTAACCAAGATGAATATCTTATACGAACTGTCAGAAGACATGGGTATGGAACTTGGCAACTCTAAACAGAGTGATCAGATCAAAATCATCTCGGATTGGGGCGATAATTATGTCCCAGGTGATGATGAGCTTAAGGCCAAAATTGAGGATCTTGAGCAAGAGCTGAAATCTCTGAAAGAGATGCTAAAGCAATAAGATGGTATTAAAAGTAGAGTGTATCTGGTGTAATTCAAAAACCGAGTTTAATCGCTATGTTAGAAATTTTGGCGAAGATGCTTACGTTATCAATTACATGGATATTATTAACAAGCTGGCGAAAGCCGATCCCTACGGGTTAGATCCAAATGACAACGTAGTTGGCCTTCACTTGCATTCTACTTTAACCAATCTAGTAGGTAAAATTGAGCAGGCAGAGACAACCGAAAATCGGGTAATCTACCTGCTCAAAAACCTCACGGCCGAAACAGCAGAAGGCCTAAAAGAAACGCTGACTCATTTGATGCCTGAAAGCACAAGAATCCCGATGAAGCTGGTCATCATCAATCGAACAGACTATCCAAAGAAGGGTGTGCTTAGTCGTTTTGATGTGGTCAAATTCATTGATAAATGATACAGCACCGTTTATTCCCAAAGGGTGAATATTGCCACGCCCTAATTTCTAGTCCATCAAATCCTAACATCTTATTTCCTGTCAGGGGTCTAATCCTTGATGTTAAGATGGATGATCACAATCCACAGTACTTACTTAAAGTCGTTAAATTCTATGACGACATTCACTTCCTAAAGAGATACTTTATTGGTCAAAGGTTTACTACTGATCTAGTTGGTAAACAAACTGCTTTCAAATTCAAACGAAGTAGCTTCAATACTAGCGAAGATTTTGAAAATAGATTGGCTGATGAAAAGAGTTGGATGAAGTATACCCTAGTGGCTGACTCTATCATGTGTACTAAGACAGAAGCTGAGATGCGAGATCTCTTTAACACTGTACAGACATTTATGGTTGAAAAATCTATTAAGGAGATCTTTGAAATGGCAACCAGAGTATACTATCGAAGCGGCCAATATTATTTCCAAACTAGAGATGACTACGAAATGGCTGTCAAAAGATTCTTAAAAGATCGGACACCAGGTAGAAGCGGTTGGTTGGAAGACATTTTACACAGGGCAACGTTTGATGAGCTCGATGGGATAGACTGATATATAGAAAAAAGTCTGTCGTTTAATGGGTGTAGGTATACCTCAATTTTCTACGGCTCCTTCGGGGCCACCGCCACTTAAAAAAGTAGTTAAAGCTGCAACAAAGGTTACGGATAAAAAAGAGTCCGCAACGCTTGGTGAGCAATTATTTGATGTAGCGGCAGGTACTCAGAGATTTTTTGGGTCAGATACTGCAGCTGTTAAAGATGGTTATAACAATACTGTAGAATCTGTTACTGGTGATTTTACGGCTAATTTTGGTGATTGGTTTGCTGCTGAAGATGAAGGCAAAACTAATGGTAAGAAAGGCACTAATAAGGGTACAGCTAGAAGGGTTGTTAAACCAAAGCCGGCTCCTGAAAACCCTAACTTTGCTGATAGTGCAGATAACTTGAATCAAGAGAATCAGGTTTCTGAAATCAAAGATCTATATCCACTAGAATATAGCGCTGCTAAATATCCAACTGAACCTGGACAACCCGATGAAAAATGGGTAACTGGTGAAAGGGCACCTTACTCTGTATTTAATGAATGGTCTCTATTTAAGTGGAGGGGTAATCCTAGATCTTCTAATCCAACACTTAAAGACTATAATAAAGCATGGTTGCTTGCCGGCGGTGCAAATACTCCGACCGGCGAGACTACTGATTTCAACCAGTATAGGAATCCAAGTATTAAGATGGTCATTGAAGAGGTCAACAACGGTTCTGGAGCTACAGAGGCTTACAGGTACAGCTATTTTGACTTTGCCTTAGCCAAATATGCTGGCAAGATTTCGAATGATTACATGCTAACTTTGAGAAGGTTTCCAATGCCGATCGAAGACGATATTACTACAGCACCTGACGTTAATGGTAAGGAGATGAGTTCAGCTGCACTTCCAGCTATGGCTCAAGCAGTAACTTGGATGAGTGAGGCTACCGGTAATAGTCTTGAAGAGATTTTGAGCTTCAATGTTAGTACCGAATGGGAAATGGTAAAGTCCAAAATGCAAGAGATCTCTGGTGGTATGGGCGGCGGTGGCGGTAAAGTCGGAGAGACTATCAAGAATAGCTCAGTACTTTCTTCTATCTATGGCGCAGCAACTGGTAAGAATGCCTTACAAACTAAAGCAATGAAAGAGGATTGGGATCCATTCGGTGACACATATCCTAACCATGTTTACGGTCCAATTAATGTTATCAAAGAGATTGCTGTCAGACAACAAGGTCTTGATTTTGAACAGAATTTCAAAATCAAATTCCATTATAGTTTGAGACAAGTTGCAGGCGGTAATCCAAGAGCAGCATTCCTTGATTTGATGTCGAACCTATTGGTATTGACGTACAACAATGGTAAATTCTGGGGTGGCGCTGTTAGACACACTGGTGGTGCGGCCGGTTTTAACAGACCATTCGGTGACTCTTCTAAGTTGGCATCCGGTGATTTTGGAGGTTTCTTTAAGAGCATCTCAGACGGTTTCTTTAGCGGTGCTAAGAACTTTGTAAATGATATATTCAAGAAGGATCCTGGCTCAATGTTTGGTTTCAAAATGAACCTTGGGGATAGCAAGTTTTTGAATAACTTCTTAGGTGGTCAAATGATGGATATGTTTGGTACACCGCAAGGTACCCAAGCAATTAATGCATTTCTTCAAGGTAATGCAACAGGTGAATGGCATTTGACTATTGGTAATCCACTAAATCCGATTGCTGTAATCGGAAACCTATACTGTGAGTCTGCTGATTTCTCTTTTGGCGGTGAAATGTCTTACGACGGTTTCCCAACAGAACTGACGGTTGAAGTAACACTAAAGCACGCTAGACCAAGAGACAAAGCCGAGATTGAATCAATGTTTAATGGTGGTAAAGGCAGAATGTACTTGATGCCGGAGGGTGGCGTTGATGTTGGCGAAGCAGTTACCGTTTCAGCTTACGGCAATAGAGATAAAGCAGGTAACTTCACTGCTGTTAAACGAATGACAAACGGCTAAGATGGATTTAGAAGCTTTTAACAAGAAATCAATAGTCGATAACAAAATTGTTATGACTGAGGCCACCATGGTTTTCAAACCTGGTGTTGATATTATTGGTACACATATCGTAACCGAAGATGAAGTTGGTAGACCTGATAATTTATCGTGGACATTCTATAGAAATCCACATAAGGTTGACTTAATTCTAAAATGGAATGGTATCTCAAATCCATTTTCCATTGAAGCGGGTACCGAGATTGAGATTCCAATGTTAATCTCATCATTTAAGAAATTTATCAAGCCTTCTAGACCGAGTGAAGAGACTCAAAAAGAGAAGTTTATTGCTCAAAGAAGAATGACTGAAAAGGATGTTAAAAGGCTTGAATTCATTCAACAAAAAGCTGCTAAATACAATACGCAAGCTCTACCACCAAATATGGTTAAAGATGGTCAACAAAAGACAACCGTTGTTGGACCTGCTAGAATTGTAAACGGACCTTTAGATACTGACAACAAGACACAAGCATAATGGGCCTAAACTCTCAAATACTGACGATTAAGGACCCGACTATCAAGCTTGACGAGATCCAAACATTGGACCTTGGAGAGAATGAAACTGGGGCTCCGGTTGACTCGATGAATGCTGCATACCAGCCGTTTGTCAAGATCAACGGTTACGTCTTTGATTATAACGAAATCACTAACTTTAATTTGAAAGTTGTTGATAAGTATCCAGAGCTTACTATGACTCTAAGGGACTCGATGGAGATCTTCTCAGTAGCTACATTCCCAAGAGATGGTGATGTGTTATCGCTTAGAATTAAAGCTAGAAACGAGACTTTCAAAGACGTGAGAATGGACTTCCACATCATTGACTTTAAGAATACTACTCCAGTGGGTACAAGAGAAAAAGCTAGGGGTGGTGCAACATACAATGTTAGGGCATACGCTAAATTGCCAGGATTGTATACTGATGATTGTAAGAGTTACGGTAGAGCAACTAGTTATGATCACATTCTAAATATTGCCGAAGATCTACAGCTTGGTTTTGCAACGAATGTTGATGCAACCGATGACGAAATGGTTAGACTTTGTGCCTATCAATCTAAGCTAGAATTGCTAAACGATACAGTACTACATTCTTATATCAGTGATGATACATTCCAGACGTTCGGTATTGATCAATATTACTACATTAATTTCGTTGATTTACAAAAGATTTTTGATGCTCCAGAGGACATCGAATTGACTGAAATTGTGAATAGTAATTTCTTAGTAAAAGAGAGAGCCCAGGACTCAGACGAAAGTGAAGGGCAATTGGAGTCTCAATTGATCTTAACGAACCATCATAATTATACAAATACTTCGAACCATATTATAGCACACAATCTGATCAATAACTCTACTAAGATTGCGCTTGAAAATGGTTATAGAAGAAAGGTTCAGTACTTTGATATCAATAAGAACATGGTTGATGCCGACGATACTCTAAACGAGTTTGACGTTGAATCATTAGTTAGTGCAAATATCAAAGATCACGAAGAACCTTTGAAAGGTCGCAGAAACTCCGATACTGACGAGTATGCAACTCACATCAAGCACAAATACGTCGGTTTACAGGACTCAACACCAGCTGATGGTAATGTTCACATGAACTGGCACTACAGTGCAATCAACAATATTCAGAACCTTGTTGAACTTGATAAGATGAAACTGGTTGTCGAATTGGCAACACCAAACCCAGCAATCTACAGGTATTCAAAAGTACCGGTGGTTATGTTCTCATATTCAAAGGGTGGTGTTGGTACAATTGAACAGACCGCTGAAAATGCTCAAGAAAAAGGTTTTGGTGAAAGCACTGCTGGTGAAAACAGTTCAACTAATACTAGCGACGATAACGCTACACAAAATGGTTTTATTCAAGATCCATTCTTATCAGGTTTTTATGTAGTAATGGGTATCGAATACAAGTACAACGGCGGTAGCATCACTCAAGTCCTCCACCTTACAAGAAAGGAGTGGCCGGCCAGAATGAACAATGTTTAATATATAGGCTATGGAAAATAAGTTCACCAATCAAAGCATCTTTAGAAAAGGTCACTTGGTCAAGCACTCTAAAAATGCTTACCAAGAGCCTACTTATTTGTCGTTTGTATTGGTGTTCGATATTGTTAATTCACCCCTTCTTAACAAAGAACAAGCTGTTAAATTCCTAAGAGATTTCTACAAAGAAACTGACAAAGCCGATAAGCTTGAAAAGTTCATCAATACTCTATTACTATTGAACAAGGAAATGCCATGGTACTGGAAAAGTATTAGCGGTGTTGACAATGCTATCAAAGTGTACGAGAACTTTGGCGAGAGTTATCACGGCGGCGATGATGCCACATTAGAAATCACATGTTTAGAATCGATCAATCTAGCTATTTCAGGTTTAATGGATCTATATAGGCAAGCTGTTTACGATTCATCCAAGTGGACTCAGGTACTACCAGAGAACATGCGTAAATTTAGAATGCAAGTCATTGTTTCCGAAGTTAGAGATCAGAGACGCACGAAGGACGTTAACCAGTCTGCCGAAGAGATCATCAATTCAGATCTAGTTAACGTGATGCCTAAGTTTGTATTCGAGTTTGACTTTTGTGAGTTCAAACCTGAATCAGCTTCAGAAGCATTCTCAGATCTATCAGCAGAAGAGCCTGAAATGGCAGATGATTTGAAAATTTCAATCTCTTACGAGACTGTTAAAATCGTTAATAGTAGTTCTCAATACTTAAATGGTGTTGTGGCATCAAATGATGGTGGCGATAATATGACATCGCTGGGTTCAGCCGCTAATCCGCTAGAATCTTTTGGTGATAGAATATCTAGAGACGGTGATGGACCTGTTGCAGGCATCGGCGGTCTAATTAAGAAAGAAGCGCAAGGTATTAGAGATAGTCTTAAAAGTGCATATGCAGATGATTTAAGACGATTAGATCCTAGAAGACTTGTTAATCGCCCAGATAATGTTTACGGTTCTGCTCTTGAAAGGTTCATTATGAATCAAGCAACCAAACTTGATCAATTTGCTGGTAAAGCCACTAGGATTTCTGATAACATTTACAAGGGCATGGTAAACAATGCCGACGATACTGGCGAAGGCTTCAAACAATCTATCTCAACAAATATTTACGGCGCACTACCTGGACAACCAATAGAGTCTGCCCTAAGACGCGGTGCCATTCAGTCTATTTTTCCGATGATAAATACCCAAAGGAGCAATTTGAATCCGGGTACTAACATCTACGAATAATGAATCAAAGAGAACTTTTTAAGGACAACCTTAGGGACTCACACTGGCTTGGGGAAATCGTTAGCAACGAAGATCCTCAAAGCATGGGGCGTTGTCGCATTCGTGTGTTTGGAAAGTTCGATTTGATCGCTGACGAAGATTTACCATGGGCAGCTCCTTGTACCAATAACATGCATGGTCAATTTGCGGTCCCAAAGGTTGGTGACGTGGTCTCTGTGCGCTTTGATAATGGTAACCTATACCAACCAATGTATTGGTTTCAAGTGCTTCAGGACAAAGATATCATGGGCAAGGTTGCTACAAACGGATCCCTTAAAGTTGTTTCATTCTTTTACGATCCTGATAGAATGCAATTCTATTGGGCTGCCGATGAAGGTTTGAAACTTATTACTACCGAAGGTGATGGTGAAATTAATGTACCGGATATTCTACATCTTGTAGGTGGCTCTGGCGGTGCAGAAGAACCGGCGGTTTTGGGCGATAAGAATGCTCAAGTATTAGCTGATATTATTGGTGAAATTAAGGCGATTCAAAATCAAATTGCGGTATTCGCTACGGCGTTTACAGCAGCCTCTGCCGCTAGTGCACCTTTACCTATGTTTAGCGCAGCGCCATTTGTTGCGGCTGCAGCTGCATTACAAACTCAATCAGCATCGGTAACCGCAACCGTCAATACGCTAAACACACCGGTGAAAGCTAACGTTGAATCTACTAAATCGAATAACGTAAAAGTCAACTAATTATGTCTGATAAAATTACTGGTAATAATATGGGAGTTGGTAATGCCACTGATGGTAACGGTGGCAATAACACCAATACCGAAAGCACGGCTCAAACGCAAGGCGGTGGGGGTGGAAGTACATCGACTCCTTCGGCTCCAACGGGTCCTAAAAACTGGAAAGACGAGGACAAAAAGATTAGAGAAAAACTAAAAGCTAATCAATTTGGTAAGAACACTGTTGAATGGTATCAAACAGTTCTAAATGCTTTTTCTTACGAAAATATTAAGGATATCAAAACTTCTAATCGAAATAAAGATCTTCAGAAGATACAAGAAGATTCCAAAAACGAGTCTCTTATTAAACTTCAAGAATTGGCATTTATTTTAACTTTGGCCATGTCAAAAGCTGCTAGTTCTGCTGTTGATACTGCACTAAAAGCGGCTGACAAGCGCTACAAGAAAAAGTAATATATAATCTATCAATCATTTATTCACCCTTTAATTAAACATTAAATGAACTCCAATCAAGCGAACGATTCTACTAAAGGAAACGCTCCAAAAAATCAAAAAAGACAACGACTAAGCAAAAAGCAAAACATCGTTGTCGAGCAGCAAGAAGAAATCCTAGACACTGTCATGGATCTAGAAGCTGATGATTCGGACAAAGATTCGAACGATTTCATCCTACCAAACGGCGAATTCGACTGGGACGGTTACGAATCTTACCACAACACCAAACTTAGAGTTAACAAAAAAGTTAAGACTGCCGGTCAAAAAGAGATCGTGTATTGTCACGAGCCATATGCTCAAGACATGTACAACATGATGTCAGACGTGAAGTTCCACGAAACAATGGCAGAATTGACAGTTAATGCTATCGAAACTGGTAAGATTTATACTATGTCGGAAAGATGGGCAACTGTAGACATTGGCTACAGAGAAATGCTATACATCGATCTATCCAGAGAAGACAGAGAAGTTCTAGAAGAGCTACGTCCAGGTGATGAAGTTTCTGTTAAAGTTTTGAGTGACAAAACTAACACTAAAGAATACGCGACTGCTTCTATTTCAGAAGGTACAAAACAGAGAGTATTTGCAGAACTTAGAGTAGCTGCTGAAGAGGGTGGCACTGCATACTTGGGTACGGTTAAAGAAATGATCCCGGGTGGTGGTTATATCGTTAACGTTCAGGGTATCAATTGCTTTATGCCAGGTTCACTTGCGGGCATCAATAAGTTGCATGATTTCACATCAATCGTTGGTACTAAAATGTACGTTGTTCCAGATTCTTTCTCAGCATCTAAAGGTACAATCGTCGTATCACACAGAAAGTACCTACAAGCCATGATTCCTAATGAGATCTCTAAATTGCAAGAGAACCTAGAAGTTGAGATTACTGGTTCTGTGACAGGTACTGCTAAGTATGGTGTATTCGTAGAATTCAATACTTGCTTGACTGGTATGATTCACGTTAATGATCTAAACTCTGAACTATTTGATCGCCATAAGGCTAATGAAGTTGCACCTGGTGAAGAGGTAACGTTCAAGATTAAGGAGATCGTTAGCAATGAAAAGATTATTCTAACTCAAAAGGAGAAATCTGAGGTTAAAGTCGACAATTCTTGGGAAGAATTTACACAAAACTTCACAGCTCCAATGTTAGTTGATAATGCAACAATCAGATCTATCAAAGATTACGGTTTGTTCATTGGAATTCACGGCTCGGTAGTTGGCATGGCCCACATCTCTGAATTCGCAGAAGGTACAGTATTGAGAGACTCTTTTACTAAAGGTCAAGAAATTGCTGTCGAGGTCACTAAGATTGACGAGGAAACTAAAAAGGTATTCCTAAAAGTGATTGGAGCTTAAGCTCAAATACTAATTATTCAACAGGCTCAGGTACTAAGTATCTGAGCCTGTTTTTTTAGGCCCTTCTCATATAGATATATACAGAAATAGAAATGCGCAGATCTATATGTTAAACGAGGCAAACAAGGACATTCTACTAAAAGCTTATTGTGGCATTGAGTTTGAATTTTATTCAAATCATGATGTTGAAACTACAGCTAAAATGGTAGGTGAAGTGTTAGGTCGTAAGATTAGAGTCGAAGAGAAGGCGCACTCTGATTTTGCACCAAGCGATAGAGAATTTAAGATGGAACCCGATATGTCGGGTGGTGCCGGTTTGATCGAAATGGTTACGGGTGCTCTAAAGTATCCAGATGCTAGATTAGTTATTATTAAAATGCTAGAGTGGATCAAGTCCAACGGTTATACAACTGATAGGGCTGGTATTCACTTAAATGTATCGTTTGATAAGGCAGCCGTAGGTGCAAACTTTATCACACACATGAATACTTTGAAATTCATTCTTGATTTCAAAGAGGATCAAGTTTACAAGTTCTTTCCAGAAAGAAAGGATCTAGTTTACGCTAAATCTATTAAGTATATTTTACCTAAGAACGAACTGTTTAACTTTGACGAAAATCACATTTCAAAACAACAGTTTAAGTATCCAAATACTAAATATTACGGAGTTAACTTTTTGAAGCAGAACGATGGGTATTTGGAATTTAGATACTTGGGCGGTAAGAATTACGAGAAAAAGGCCTCAACTATCTTACACTTATTAGATCTATTCTTAATCCAACTTTGGAATGCATGTACTAATAGTGAACTAAACGAGCTTAATCGTCTTGAACTAAGACGTATCATGGCTAAAATGAAGCCAATTTATGCACTGTATAAAGATCATAGAAACTTTGATCAATTCAAGAATATTAAGTTTACATTGGATCTAAAGAATCACGGTGAGACGATAGATATGTTTTGGGATCAGATCAAATATCAGATAATTAAGTTAATTACTGAGGGTGGTTTGACTGAAGGTCACATTAATTACGATACAGATAGATCTAAGGTACAAATCAGAGATGGTAAGTTTATGGGTGCTCATGATTTGTCAGGTTATGAATTCGTTGAATGCGAATTTAAGGGTGAAGCTAAGTACAGTGATTTTTATCGTTGTAAAATTGAAGGATCCGATGTTGATGGTTGTAACTTATATCAATCAACAAGCGTAAAGGACTCCAAAGTTAAGTCCTGTTATACACACTCAAGCGTAGCAGTTGAAAACTGTTACGTATTTGGTACTGATAGCGTCTTCAAAGGTAAAATGAAAGGCGGTATTTTTAGAGAGGGTAATTATAGCGAAAAAACAGCACAATTCGACGGAACCGAAATTGTGAATTCAAATAAAATACAATAAAATGGGCAACATTTTTGAAGGTAATCTGAATGATCTAACCACGCCACCGTCGTATGATCCGAATTGCTTGAACGACTTTATCGATGAAGTTGCAAGTTATGTGACGGGAGCTTGTATGATTCCGATGAATCTACCTAAATCTGAAATTTATAACATTATAAAAAGGGCTAAGAAGTGGTTCTATAAAAACTATGAGTATTCAGTTACTGAAAACTTTTTAGTTATTCCAAAAGAGGCTTTTGAAACAGATCACTTCAAAGCTAGAAGATCTTTAACTCTTCCTGGTGAAAATCCAGCAACTGGCGGCAATGAAGTATATTCAGTATATGCTGTTGCCGAAGTAGGTTCACGTTATGGTGCAGGTTCGTCCATTACTTTTACAACCGGTGACTTTGATATTCAAAGAGCTCTATTCGGTTCTTTGTATTCTGGAGGTTCAAATATTGTATCAGGTGCTGAAAACTTGCAGTATTATGTGATCAATGAATCTTTCTTTGATATGGCTCGCCAGATCCTAGAAAATCCACTATCTTTCCATTATTCTCAACAGACTCATGAAATCAAATTTACAGGTCAAACACCATATAGAGATACCATCTTAGAAATCTATGAGACTATTCCAGACTGCGCATTATTTGGAGATGAGATCTTTTTTAGATATGTAGCTGCTAAAGTTATGATCTCATTAGGTCAAAAGCTTGCTATCTTTGGTTACAACTTACCAGGTGGTATTACTGTCAATGCTGATATTATTCAGTCAATGGGTCAAGAAGAGCTAGAGAAAGTAGTTGAAGAAATCAAGAATGATGAAGGCACCGACTGGTGGTTCCATTCTTAAAATGATATATAAACATAGCAATGGAATTCTACGTAAAGGCTCCAGGAGATCCAAACTTTGACCCAACATCTATTCACTCTGAAAGTGAAATCGCAATGTTGATTACGCAATTGGAAACTGTGTTGTTTACGAATAAGGGTGAAGTGCTTGGAGAACCAGGTTTTGGTGCTAATTTAGAACACTTGATTTACGCGTTGAATTACAACGAAGGTACTATCTTGGCTGAGTTAGAAAGACAGATCGATCTGTTTGTACCACTGGCTAAAAAGTACGGTACAGATGTTTCGGTTTCTTTCTACAAAGGAACTGTTAGAGACATTGCACAAATAGACATTACAATTGATAGTAAATATCAAGTTGGTGTCTACATAAATTAAGGAGACACGGCAAATGGCTGAATTTAATTTTATCAATACCGCTAGGATCAAGGCTAGTGAAATCCAACAAGATGCTAGGACATACTTGAGCAGGGTTTATGGCCGTGCCGAGTCTTTATTTACGTCAGCATCTCCTTTTGCCCAGCTTATTAAGGTCGCATCAGAGATGACCCAGCTGATTCTTTTGTACTTAGAGGATTCTACTGTTGAACAGAACATCATGACTGCCCAGCAGCCTGAATCAGTTTACGGTCTAGCTAGACTTGCAGGGCATGATCCAACTAGAGGTTTCTCAGCACTTGGTGAGATCGAAGTTTCTTGGAAGCCAGGTATGCAGAACGATATTCAAGGCGATGCGCTTTACATTAGACAAAACAACCAGATCAGAAGCAATAACAACAACTTGATTTACTTGCTAAGATCTTCAAACGATATTACGCCAATCCTAAAGAACGAAAGAGCTTACATTAAGTTTCCAATCGTTCAAGGTGAGACTCAAACTCAAACCCTAACAGGTACTGGCGATCCTTTCCAGACTTTTAACATCCAAACTAACGGTGCAACTGCACACGACAGAGTTTCGGTTTCGGTTAATGGTGAAACTTGGAAGATCTACGATTCACTATATGATATGCAAGCTACTACTAAAGGCGTGATCGTTAAGACTGGTATTTTAGGCGGTCTTGATTTATTCTTTGGCAATGGTAACTTTGGTATGATCCCAACACTCGGTTCAATTATTTCAGTTGAATACATTAAGACTAAGGGCTCTGCTGGTAATTTGGGTGATGCAAAGGACTTGACATTCAAGTTTGTTGATCCAGCTTACGACGCATTTGGCAACGAATATGATCTAAATAACCTATTGCAAATCAGAGTAACAGCTGCGCCAAAGATGGGTGCTAATCCGGAGTCACTGGAGTTCACTAGACTGATTGCACCGTTGATGTCTAAGTCATTTGTATTGGCTACACCAGAGAACTACGAACACTTCCTGGCACGTTACAATATGTTCTCATACATTGACGCATACAACCTAACTGACGATCAGTACTTGGACGACGACAACATCATGTACTTGTTCCTATTGCCTGACGTTAAGTCTAAGCTAAGTTCGAACCAGGATTACTTCTCAGTACCTAAGGAAGAGTTCTTCTTTATGCAGAGCGAACTTGAAGGTATTAGAGAAGCTATCGAACTGTCTGGCCAACAGATGGTAACAACCGAGATTTCGTTCGTTGAGCCAAAAGAAAAGCTGTACGCTATGAACATTTGGGTTCGTCACTTCGAAGGCTTCGATGAAGTACAGTTGATGAACACCGTTAGAGCT